CAGCGCGAACCATTCCCGCTCGTCTATGGCGTAGTTCATCGCGGCTTCGGTATCCTTATCGATACGGGAAGCATCTTCCGTAAGGTACGTTTCCCAATCCTCCTGCGTATAAGGTTCGCCGTCCGCATCGCGGACAAACTCCCGCGCCGATTTTTTGGCAATCTCAATCAACCCGGATTCGTGCAGGCGGCGGTTTTCCGCCTCCCAACCGTCCAAAGCCTGCCGCATATCCTCCCGCGCGTAATATCTTTCCATCCCCCAATCGGGGCTGCCGTAAGCCGCCGTGCCGTAATATTTCACCGCCTTCGTCCTTTCCGTTTGAGAAAACCGCCCGCAGCATTCACCGTTTCGCCGTGCCGTTGCCCCGCTTTGAAGTTCGATACTTCATCGCTTTGTGCTATCCCCGGCTTGGCAGATATAGCTTTCGGGCGGTTTTAAGGTTTAGCCGTTGCCATAGCCGCTACCGTTGCCGCTACCGTTGCCGTTGCCGTCGCCGTCGCCGTTGCCGCTACCGTTGCCGCTACCGTTGCCGTTGCCGTCGCCGTCGCCGTTGCCGCTGCCGTCGCCGTCGCCCTTGCCGTTGCCGTAGCCGCTGCCGCTACCGCCGCCGCCGACGCCGCCGTAGCCGTTGCCGTAGCCGTTGCCGTAGCCGTTGCCATAGCCGTCGCCGTTGCCGCTACCGTTGCCGTTGCCGTAGCCGTGCTTCAATGGTTGATCTAGATAACTCATGACTGGGCGACCTCCAGCGCGGTGCGGATTGATTCAGCCGCGCCGCCTGTTACTGGGATAATCTCAATCGCCTCGAGCCATACGGAATCAAGCTCGCCGCAAATTTGGCTGCCGTCTTGCCTGATGCCGTGTCGTGCGACACCTGACAGGCTGATTGATTCCTTTGCCCACCAGCTGTACATTCGGCGCGCTTTTGTCAGAATCACTTCATTGCCTGCTTTTTGTTTCAACACACCAAACCAAACGCCTGCCGAATAAGTGCGGATGATGACTTCCTTGCCGATGGCAAAGTCGTTGATACCTTTTTGCTCGGCAACTGTTACCGGCGGTTGCGGCTCATGTTGCGGTTCGTCAAATTCGGTTGAAATGTCGGCGCGTTTTACACCCATTGCCGCTTCGAAATCGGCAGCAATGCCTGCAAAGACTTTTATAAGGTCTGACAAACTTTTCACTTCAAATTTATTTGCTTCCATTTTTGTTTCCTTTCGGGGTGGGGTTGGTTTCTTTACAAAACAATCATTACCTTCTCTTTTAAGCCGTCTTTTTTCACTGTAAAAGTGAAGGCGGTGTGATTGATGCTTTCGCTTTTTCTAGTGNCCGTTGCCGCTACCGTTGCCGTTGCCGTCGCCGTCGCCGTTGCCGCTGCCGTCGCCGTCGCCCTTGCCGTTGCCGTAGCCGCTGCCGCTACCGCCGCCGCCGACGCCGCCGTAGCCGTTGCCGTAGCCGTTGCCGTAGCCGTTGCCATAGCCGCTACCGTTGCCGCTACCGTTGCCGCTACCGTTGCCGTTGCCGTAGCCGTGCTTCAATGGTTGATCTAGATAACTCATGACTGGGCGACCTCCAGCGCGGTGCGGATTGATTCAGCCGCGCCGCCTGTTACTGGGATAATCTCAATCGCCTCGAGCCATACGGAATCAAGCTCGCCGCAAATTTGGCTGCCGTCTTGCCTGATGCCGTGTCGTGCGACACCTGACAGGCTGATTGATTCCTTTGCCCACCAGCTGTACATTCGGCGCGCTTTTGTCAGAATCACTTCATTGCCTGCTTTTTGTTTCAACACACCAAACCAAACGCCTGCCGAATAAGTGCGGATGATGACTTCCTTGCCGATGGCAAAGTCGTTGATACCTTTTTGCTCGGCAACTGTTACCGGCGGTTGCGGCTCATGTTGCGGTTCGTCAAATTCGGTTGAAATGTCGGCGCGTTTTACACCCATTGCCGCTTCGAAATCGGCAGCAATGCCTGCAAAGACTTTTATAAGGTCTGACAAACTTTTCACTTCAAATTTATTTGCTTCCATTTTTGTTTCCTTTCGGGGTGGGGTTGGTTTCTTTACAAAACAATCATTACCTTCTCTTTTAAGCCGTCTTTTTTCACTGTAAAAGTGAAGGCGGTGTGATTGATGCTTTCGCTTTTTCTAGTGGTCCATGTCGCTGCTGCGTCGCGGCAGATTTCACCAACTTTCAATAAAAGGCTTTGCCCGTCCTTTGCCCTCGCGCCAAACCGATTTATTCTGCTGATTAATTCGTTCATCTCGTTTCCTTCAAGTTGTTGTTTGTTTCGATGGGTGTATTTAAACATAGTGTTTAATAATATGCAACAATTTGTTTAAGATTTTTGTTTAATATTTATAAACATTTTGATTATTAAAAGAATTTATTTTTGAGATTTCGCAGGCGCAAAAAAAACCGCCTATTAAGGCGGTTGTTTAGGAAAGAATGCCCTCTGCGCGTGTAGGGTATTTCGATACTTGCGTTTATTATATCATATGATATAATAAACTCATAGATTAGGAAATGAAGAAACCCCGTATCAGCCGATACGGGGCAACCTGAAAGAGAAAGGAGGCAATGTGATTAAGAAAATCCTAATCTGTGTGATTTTGTATTTCCTTGCAAGCTCCCCAGCGTGGTAGGGAAATACAAAACAAGTGATTAACGATTAACCATTTGCAGGGCAGTTAAGGAGGCTGCCCTTCCTCTTATCTTTCCCATACTCTACTATAAGGATTTAAAAATGGCAAATTCCAACAGCGGGCATTCTAAAAAATTGCGCGCGGCAACGGCGGCGGCGGCGACAAAGGCAAAACTGGCAAGCGGCGAATACCGGCAGTTTTCAGTGCAGGGGCGTGCCGAAGACGTGGAGCTTATCCTTGCCGCCGTGGAAAAAGCCGGGGGCAGCCGCGTACAGGCTTTGGCAAAGATTTGCAGGCGGTATCTCGAGGGGCTGTCTTAAGGGGGGTAAGACAAGGTTATTTGGGAATATCGGGCAGGATAAAAGGCGGGTGTCTGTCAAAACCGATGATTTTGATAAAGCCGTCGCAAAGGGTATAGTGAAGGATGTAGGCGGATGTCAAATCGCCATACCTGCCGCCGTTGTATTTGGGAATGCCGATGTGATAGTGCCAAAGGTTGTGCCGTTGGGCAAATCGGACTTTTTCCAGCCATTGAGGATCGTCTGCCGGTACGTTGTCGCTGGATTTGTTCCTGCCGGGTAACCCTGATAAGCCGTTCTGTTGGACGTGTGCGATAAATTCCGCAATTTTTCTGCGGTCTTCTTTGGGGTAGTTTTTCAACGCTCTTTTGAAGTCTTCGCCAAGCAGCACCTGCATTTACTGCTCCAACCATTTTTCCAAGTCGTCGGCGCCGTTGAAATGCGGGACGCTGACAAAGCTGTCTTCAACGGCTGTTTTGAGTTTTTCAAGATTGAAATTGTAATCCGTCTGCGGCAGCGCATGGCGGAAATATTCCCCCATCAGCGCAATCCCTATGACTTCGCCCTGCCGGGTCTGTATCCACGGCGCTTCCTGATGGGTTTTATTGCGTAATGCCCAAGCGGTGTAGCAGCCCTGCTCTTTACGGACACGGTTGAGGACAACCAACTCTTCGTCCGCATATTTGTCCGGTTCGATATGGGCCGCAGGCAATGGGCTGCCGCCGTATTTTTTGTAGGTGCGGTAAATGCAGGGGACTACCGGACCGTGCTGCCAGTGTTCGATATTTTCGGCAAACAGGGGGCGGTTAAGTATGGCAAGGGCGTAGCCTTGTGCGTAATACAGGAGTTTTTGAAGTTTGAGATTGGAGATTTGCTCCCCGTCCTCTTCTTCAAAAGGGGAAAGGAAGAAATCTGCCACGTCGTACGCGTTCAGCATTTTCTGTTTCCGTTGTTATTTTTCTGTATATTAAGGCCGCCGGCCCATTATTTCAAGAAATAATTTGTGCAAATTATCCGGTATCGGCAGGCTGTCCGCGCCGTCGGCATATCGGGCGGATATATTTGAAAAATACTTGCCCTGCCGTTTCAGACGGCATCAATCCAACACGCTCCACCAAAATACCCTGCCGATAACGGACAGGCTGTCCAAAGGGGCGGTTTCGTCGGGATAGAAGCCGCTGTTGTGGCTGCGTATCAGCACGCTGTTGCCGGGCTGCCGTATCAGGTATTTGACGCGGAACATGCCGTCTTGGGCAAAGGCGTATATTTTGCCGTCGCGTATGGCGGTTTCGCCCGTATCTACGGCGATTGCCGCGTCTTCTGCGATTTTTTCCTCCATGCTGTCGCCGGTCAGGGTGCAGCAGAAGACGTTGTCGGGGTTGATGCCTTTGCGCCTTAACGTTGATTTGCCGAACGGCAGGCGGTAGCCGTTGTAGTCGGGGATTTCATACGCGCCCGCCCCGCCTTTGAAGCAGCTCTCTTTGAGGTAGGGGACGAAAACATAATCATCGTCGGGCAGCGGGTCGTTACTGCTCCACATCATCGGGCGGTGGATGTCTTTGACTTCGTGCGGCAGGTCGGGGTTGATGAGGACGGGCGTTGGTTCGCTCGGAACGGAATCCAAGTACAGACTGCCCATCCCATATTCTTCTTCAAGCCGTCTGCTTACCTTTTCGCCAAAAGATGCTTTACCGCTCATCAATTGAGATAAAAGGCTTTTGTCTTTAACCGGCAACTTTTTATTTTCAAAGAATCTTTTTAAATTATCGATACGGATGGCCTTCAGATCTCTATTAGTCATTTTCGCGCTCCATTCAGATTGGGATTCAATTTTATTTAGTTTCTGCTAAACAAACAAATATTAAATTTTCTTGCCTATGCGTTTAATATTTGCTAAACTCATTAAATATTTACGGTGAAACTACAGAATGACTCATTCAGAATTTATTAAAACGCTGTCAGAACAGCGTGGTGCAAAAACGGAATACGCTAAAAAACTTGGCTTATCCCTGTCTTTTCTATGGCAGATAGAAAACGGACGGGCAGTAACGCCAAAGCGTCTTTATAAAGACGTTATGTTGTTGACAAAAAATAAGGTTTCTATTTCTGAATTAATTTCGGAGTTCAGGGTTTGTCCCAAATAAAAAGCCCGTCGGGTCAGATGTTAATTGATATAACCGAATTGAAGCGGAAGTCATCCGCAATTTACCGGAAAGGAAAAAAATGAAGAAGCAGGACAGAAACCGCCTGTCGAAGAAAGACAGACGGCTGATTAAAAAGGCGATGCTGAAAGCCGCCGCCAAAGGCTGCGATGAGGTTTACAAAATCGCGCCGGGTTTGAAAGACGGCTTTGAATTACTTGGAAAGCAGCCCGATTAAATATTCGTTATCGGTATTTGGCTCCGATTCTTCGGGTTTTTGATGAAGTGTTCGGATGAATACCGCCAATTCTCCGGCTTGTCCTTTGGCCGTACTGCCGCTTAAGCGGATAGAACCGCTGCGGATAAGCTCTTTGGCGAGTATGAAGGATAAGTCGGACGGCATTTTTTTACTCCGTCGGCCGTTGTGTGGAAACCCGGTTGCAACGGGGTGATGGCAAATCGGAAAGACGGCTGACCGCCCGGACAGACGGGCGGCCGATAAAGAAAAACCCGCACGGGGCGGGTAATCCCCCTGAATTGCAGGGAAGCGGTTCAGGTAACGGCGAAAGGCGATTATGAATCAAAAACAAACGCAATGCAAACAAATTGTCGATTACATCCGTAACAAGGGATGCATCACATCCCTTGAGGCTTATCAGAACCTGAAGGTGACGCAGCTTGCGGCACGGATAACCGACTTGGAAGGCAGGGGCTTCGTGTTTGCCAA